ACTAAAACTCTTAAAAAAAAAAAAAAAAAAAAACTGTATAAGAACAAAAACTTGAGGAGTGGATGAGATGGCTGGCGCACCAAATGTAAGAGATGCCTTCACCCCCCATGAAAACCCCAAATAGTCACCACCAGAAGACCATACCCAAGCAATCCCAATCATACGGCAACAATGGCGCACGCCTTAACCAGTCCGGCCCTTGCCCACCACTTAACTGGGTTGCGCCAATACTTCCCCAGTCCCTTGCTTTACTTGGCCCCGGCCATGCCACCACTCGCACCTTAGTTGCGAACCCCTCGCAATCTCCATCTTTTTTGGAGGGCTTGTGGGGGGTGGTACCCCGGCGGGTACCCCCGCCCCCGCGCGCACAAACCTCTTCCCGTAAGTGGCTCTGGATTCTTTGACCCATCTCCTAAACTCCTTTCCCTTCTTAGGCTTTTCCAGATCTTGGCATGGCTCCGGGCCGGGTTGCGCGCCCGCCTCAAGGGTGGTACAAGAGGGGATGATCTCGGAGCTGGACATTGGGCCGCGCGGGCGCGGAAGAGCATCTCGTCCACTGGACGTGACGATGGTTCGCCCCCTTGCGCCCTCAGACCTCGCGCTTCTGGCAAGCGAGCGCGGAACGGTCTCCCGCCCTCTAGTCCGGCTCCGGGATCGGCACCACTCCCTCGCGCGCTGCTTAGCCCGAGGCATGACCCACGCTGAGGCCGCGATCATCACAGGCTATGACCTGTCCCGGATCTCCATCCTCAAGGGCGATCCCTCCTTCCAAGAACTCCTCGCCTACTACCGGGAGTGTGAGAACGAAGCCCTGGCCGACTTCACCGCCCGGGCCACGGACTTGACCCTCACCGCCATGGATGCGCTGCAGGACGCCCTGGAAGACTCCGAGAACCCCATGCCCGCCAGCATGGTCCTTGAAGTCGCCAAGTTCGCCGCGGATCGCACAGGCCACGCGCCCGTTACCAAGTCCCTCAACGTCAACGTCAACGCCGACCTCGGAAACCGCCTGGATGCCGCCCGCAAGCGGCTGCGAGGTCCCGATGTCATCGACGGCTGAACAAGACCTGATCGAGTGGTTGGCCTCCGTTGAGCGCAAGCCCTACGATTTCGTCCTCGGCGCTTTCCCTTGGGGCGAGCCCGGAACTGAGCTTGAGAAACGTTTGGGCCCGGAACCCTGGCAAACCCGCCTTCTTCAAGATCTCCAGGCCGAACTTATCTCCCCCTCCGAGGCCATCCGCTTCGCCGTTCGCTCGGGCCACGGCGTGGGCAAGTCCGCCATGGTCTCCTGGGTCATCTGGTGGGCGATGTCCACTGCCTCCGACACTCGCGGGCGCGTCACGGCCAACACCGAAAAGCAGCTCCTTCGGACTCTCTGGCCCGAGGTCGCTAAGTGGCACCGGCTCTTCATCGGTAAAGACCTGTTCAAAGTCACTGCCACCGCCGTGATCCCCATCGACCCCGACCGCGAGCGCAACTGGCGCATCGACGCGATTCCGTGGTCTGAGGACAACCCCGAAGCCTTCGCGGGCCTCCACAACTACGGCAAGCGCATCCTTGTCATCTGCGACGAGGCCTCCGCAATCCCCAACGTGATTTGGGAAACCCTCGATGGAGCCACCCTTGACGCCGACACAGAGATCGTTTGGCTTGTTTGTGGCAACCCTACCAAAGCCGTGGGGCGGTTCCGCGACTGCTTTGAGTCCCGCAAAACCGAATGGCACTCCACCAAGGTCGATTCCCGGGACGTCTCCTTCACGAACAAATCACAAATCGAGCGCGCTATTGAGCGCTATGGAATCGACAATGACTTCGTCCGAGTTCGTTACCTGGGCGAATTCCCTTCCGTCGAGGCCTCGGCCCTAATCGCACCCGAAACCATTTCCGCCGCCCAGTCCAAGGTCCCCGACCACCAACCCTGGGAACCCCTCATCCTCGCCCTGGACGTCGCCCGCTATGGTACAAACGAGTCTGTCGCTATCTTCCGCCGAGGCAAAGATGCTCGTTGTAAGCCTCTATCTCGCTGGCGAGGCCTCTCAGTTATCGAGCTTGGAACGCGCATCGCTGCGCTCATTTCACGCGAAGCTCCTGACGCAGTTTTCATCGACGAAGGCGGCGTGGGAGGCGGGGTCGTGGACTTTGTCCGTAGCCTCGGACACCCCGTGTACGGAGTCAACTTCGGATCCCGCCCCGGCGGAAACCCAGGTGGTGTGTTGGTAGCTAACAAGCGCGCGGAGATGTATGTCCTTTTGAAGGAGTGGCTTCGCGAGGGTGGCGCGATTCCGGCCGAGCCCGACCTCTATGACCAACTCGCGGCAATCGAATACTACATCCAAGAGCGCACCCAAGCCATCATCCTTGTCTCTAAAGAAGACATGACCGGGCCCAGCCCCGACATCGCAGACGCCTTGGCCATGACCTTCGCCCTCCCCGTCGCCCTGTCTCGCCGGTCCAAAGGCAAGGCCCTTCTCCAGGACTACGATCCGCTGTCCCAGGCCGCGCTTCAAGAGTCCTTTGTTTCAGCTTCTTTTGGGAGCATGCACTAATGGGTTTCCTTCCCGCCATCCCCGCCGCAGTGGCCTCTCTTTGGGCCGCGCCCACCGCCACCGCAGCTGCAACCACTGCCGCCGCAGCCGGGTCCGCATCCGCCGCCGCAGCGCCCCTGACCCTATCCAACCTCGGTCTTCTCGGTGGGGCCGTGACTGCCACCCCTGAAATGGGAGCAGCCGCCACTGTGGCGCAAGCTGGTGCCGCCGCTGGTGGAGCCGCAGTTGCCAACGCCGCCGCATCGGGCTCTGCCGCCCAACCCACCTCCGGTGGGGTCTTCTCCGCAGCCAACCTTCAAAAGGCCGCAACCCTATCCACCCTAGCCTCCGGCGGACTGGCCGTGGCGGGCGCACTTAAGGGTGTTCCCAAACCACCTCAAGCCACGCCCCCGAACCCACTCACCTCCAGCTTGGGCCCGACCGGCACCAATTCCTCCCTCGCCGCCCAGTCTTCCGGCTCCTTCCTCTCCGGTACCTTCGGCGGGCCCCAGGGCCGTTCCCCAACCGCAGCTAAAACCCTTCTCGGCCAATGAGTATCCTCGCCCAACGCCTCCCCCAAGAAACGCGAGTTTACCTTCGCCAGAGCCTTGAGTCGCAACTTGAGGCCGCAAGGACAACTCGCCTTTCCTTTTGGCAGCATTGGGCCCTGTGCGCGGAGATGTACCTCCCCCGCCGCTACCGGTGGTTTGTCTCCGCCAACCAGTACTCCAAAGGCGCCCCGATCAACCAGTCAATCGTGGATGAGACTGGAGTCCTTGCGGCCCGAACACTTGCGTCTGGTTTGCTGTCTGGCCTGACCTCCCCCACCAAACCCTGGTTCAAACTCGGCATCCATGGGATGGAGATCGAGGAAGACACCGAGGCTTACAAGTGGCTTTACGACTGCTCCTCCGTCATGATGCGGGTCTACGCTCAGTCCAACTTCTACACCGCCCTCGGTGTGTCCTACCATGACCTCGCGGTGTTTGGTTCCGCGTCCATGATCCAGTACGAAGACTTCGAGGACGTGATCCACTTCTACAACCCTTGCCTTGGCGAGTTCTTCTTCATTGTGGACTCCCGCCTTGTGGTCAACGGGATGTTCCGGGAATACACCTACACCACCTCCCAGATCGTGGAAGAGTTCGGAGTGGAGAACTGCCCCTTGGAGATCCAGCGTGGAATGCAGACCGGCGGCGGAACTAAAGAAAAAGAATATGTGATCTGCCACGCGATCCTGCAAAACAAACCCCAGGTCTACCAGAACAAAGACCTTGGCTACCCGTGCCCGCCGAAGTTTCCCTTCTACGAAGTTCACTGGGTCAAGTCCTCCCAGAAGCAAGACATCCTCCGCATCTCCCCTTTCAAAGAAAAGCCCTTCATCGGCGGACGCTGGGACGTAACCTCCAACGACCCTTACGGGCGCAGCCCCGGCATGGACGCGCTTCCCGCTGTCCGCCAGCTTCAAATTGAACAGCGCCGGAAGGCCGAGGCCATCGACAAAATGGTGCGCCCGCCCATGGTGGGGTCTGTCAACATGAAGAACGAGCCCGCCTCCATCCTCCCCGGCGGTATCACTTTCGTGTCCGACCCAGCCGCAAACGGTTTCAAGCCCGCGTTCCAGGTCGAGCCCCGCATTCAAGAACTAATGGAAGACCTCAAGGAAGTTCAGTCCCGAGTCAATTCTGTCTTCTTCGTCGACCTCTTCCTCATGATCTCCCAGTTGGACACCGTCCGCACCGCAACTGAGATCGACGCGCGCCGGGAAGAAAAGCTTATCCAGCTTGGCCCTGTCATCGAACGCTTCGAAAACGAAGTCCTCGACCCCATTGTCCACCGTACCTTTGCTATCTGCGCCCGGCGCGGTTTGTTCCCGCCCCCGCCTCAAAGTATCCAGGGCCGGGAAATTAACGTCAACTATATTTCAATGCTGGCTGAGGCTCAGGCCGCGGCATCCACCGCAGCAATCGAACGAGTGTTCGCCTTCGCCGGAAACCTTGTCGGCGTTCTTCCCAACATCATTGACAACCTCGACGGTGACGCGGCGATCGATGAGTACGCAGAAAAGCTGAAGATTCCACCCGAGATCGTTCGCGCCACTGCCGAGGTGGCCCAGATCCGCCAACAGCGCCAGCAACAAGAAGCGCAGCAGCAGGCACTGGCCTCCGGCGCGGCACTTGCTTCTGGAGCAAAGACGCTGTCTGAAACCGAAGTGGGCGGCGGGCAAAACGCCTTGCAAAGAATGGTGGGCTTATGACAAGCTTGACAAACGAGCGCCAACTTGCTAAAGCTCAAGAACGCGCAAAGCAAGACAAGATCACCGAAGAGCTTGTCATCAAAACCCTTATGAGTCAACCAAACGGGCGCCGCTGGCTTTGGCTTCTAGTCTCCAAATGCGGCGTCTTCCGTTCCTCCTTCGACCCCTCCGCGGGCGGCCACTCTCGGATGTGTTTCACTGAAGGCCAGCGCACTCTTGGTCTTGAGCTTTTCGGCTTGATCACTGCGCTCTGCCCAGCGGACTACATCCGAATGACGAATGAAAATTCACCACAGAAGATTAAGGAACTAGACGATGAGCGAAGCGATGACGACGCCAACTGAGGTAGCGCCCGCGCCTGCCCCCGCGGCTGACGCAAGTGTGAGCCCCCAGCCCCCAGCCTCCACTATGCTCGGGGGTGAAGCTGCACCTGCGCCAGTTGAAGCTGCGCCCGCCACCACTGAAGCCCCTGCCTCGCTCGTTGAGGCCCCGGTTGAGGCCCCAATCGTCTACGACCTTAAACTTCCTGAAACTTTCCAGATCGACCAAGCCGCCCTGACCGACATGCAAGCTATGGCTGCGGAAGCCAAGCTGCCCCCCGAGCAGGCACAAAAGTTTGTTGATCTACACGTGAAGGCGACCGAAGCTTTCGTTGCGCAGCAACAACAAGCCTTTGCCGCACTTCAATCTGAGTGGGTATCGGAACTGCAGAAGTCCCCTGACTTTGCCACGCCCGCCGCCCGCGAAACTTCCCTGCGATCCATCGCGGGTGTTCTCGATGAGTTTGGTTCCCCAGAAGTTCGGTCCGCATTTGACATGACCGGGGCTGGCAACAACCCGCACATCGTGAACTTTGTCCTCAAGGTAGCCAAGGCCCTTTCCGAAGGTGCCCCAACTACCCAAGGCTCCCCCGCTTTCAAAACCCCAACTCAGAGCCTGTCCGACAGGCTGTACCCATCACAAGGAAACTAACTTATGGCTACTCTCGCAGCAGGTCAGCTTACGCTGGCTGACTGGGCCAAGCGCCTGGACCCCGATGGCCGCATTCCGGCCGTGGCTGAGCTTCTCACTCAGTCCAATGAAATCCTCGAAGACGCGATCTTCATGGAAGGCAACCTCCCCACCGGACACCGGGTTGTTATCCGGACCGGCCTGCCCGCCGTCTACTGGCGCTCGATCAACCAAGGCGTCCCGGTTTCCAAGTCCGTGACGGCGCAGGTTGACGAAGCCTGCGGCATTCTCGAAGCCCGGTCCCACGTCGATACCGAATTGGTCACCCTCAACGGCAACGCCTCCGCTTTCCGCCTGTCGGAAGACGCGGCTTTCCTTGAGGCCATGAACCAGACTCAAGCCGGAACCATGTTCTACGGCAACCCCGCGACCGACCCGCGCCAGTACCTGGGCCTTGGCCCGCGTTATGGCACGATCTCCGGCGCCGGTAATGCCCAAAACATCATCGACGCAGGCGGCGTGTCCACCAACAACGCCTCTATCTATCTCGTTGTCTGGGGCGAAAACACCGTCTTCTGCCCGTTCCCTAAGGGTTCTCAGGCTGGCCTCACTCACAAAGACCTCGGCGAGATCCACGTCTCCGACGCCTCGGGCAACTTCTACCAGGCCCTCGCCTCCCTTTACAACTGGAAAAACGGTCTGGTCGTCAAGGACTGGCGCTACATCGTCCGCATCTGCAACATCAACACCGCGAACCTCGTCGGCCAATCCGCCGCCGCTGACCTCGTGACCCTGATGTCGCGCGCACTGGACCGTATCCCGAACCTCACCATGGGTCGGCCAGTGTTCTACATGAACCGCACCCTTTATTCCATGCTCCGCGTACAAGCCCTGAACAAGAGCAACTACGCCGTGACCATCGAAAAGGGCCTGAACCAATTCGGTTCCCCCGTCGCTTGGGGTGCGTTCGAAGGCGTTCCGCTCCGTCGTGTCGACCAGCTTCTGAACACCGAAGCTCGCGTCGTTTGATCCAGCCATAAAGGAAAACTCCAATGTACGTCGATGCTTTCGCAGCCCTTTCGGGCTCTATCACGGGCAACACCGTTACTCCGCAGGCGACTTTCGCTTCCGGCGCTTCGGTCCTGTCCACTAACACTATGGACCTGTCTGCGGGTCTGCCCGTCGGTTCTACCCGAGACATCGGAGAAGGTAACGATCTTGCATGCGCTCGCATCCAAGTTGTCGCGGCTTTCACTGGCGGTACCTCGGCAGAGTTCCAAGTCATCCAGGCCGACGACGCTGCGCTGACCACTAACGTCACTGTGATCGGTTCTTCCGGGGCTATTGTGGTTGCTTCCCTTACCGCAGGCGCGCGTTTCGCCGTTGAACTCAATCCCCGGATTGGATCCAAGGGCCAGCGCTACCTCGGCGGGCGTACCGTTAACGTGGGTGCCAACACCACCGGCACTATCTACATGGACATCGGGCCGGACATCCAAGACGGCCAGAAGTTCTACACTAACGGTTTTGCCGTTCTGTAAGGATCTGGGGCAGAGTCTTAGTTGGCTCTGCCCCAACTTTCAAGGAGACATCTCATGCCCAAGTACACTGTGGTGGAGCAAAGCTTCATCGACAATCACATTGTGGAAGTTGGTCAGGTTATCACGTATGATCCGCCTGAAGGAACTTCTGTCGGCCCCAACCTGGAACTAGTTGTGGACGAAACTCTTCCGCCTCCGGCAAAGGGAGATAAGTGATGAGCCTAAAGTTTAACTTCAGCCAAATTACCAAATCCGGCAATAACAACGCCAAGCCGCAAGACTGCGATTATGATGGCATTGCCGTCACGCCTTCTGACAGCGTCGATCTTCCTAACGGCGTGAGTTACGGCTTTTATGCCACTGGTTCAGGCAATGTTACTGTCAACATCGACGGCGCAGCCACCCGAACCGCAGTGGTAACTGTACCAGCTAATGCCCTGGTCCTTGTTCCGTGTGCAAGAATTCTCGCCACCGGCACAACCGCCACCGGCATTTACGCCGTCTACTAGGAATCAACTCATGGCCATCGTCGACGCCACCCTGCAACCTTGGTTACTCGACCAGCAAATCTACACATGGTCGCCCTTAACCACGACCGATACCACTGGCTCGACGATGGCCTATGTTGGATCGGCCGATCGCACAGTGCAGGTTCAAGGGACGTTTGGTGTTGGGGGCAGTGTTTCTCTTCAAGGTTCCTTAGACCAAGTTAACTGGTTTACTCTTCGCGATCCGCAATCAGTTGCACTTACTTTCACTTCCCCCGGACTTAAGGCTGTTTTGGAAGGCGTCCACTTTATCCAACCGGTCGTCACGGCTGGAGACGGAACCACTTCCATAACTGTCATCGTGTCCGCAGTGAGGCGCCAAAATGTCTGACCTACCTACGGCTCTAGAAAACGTCAGAAGTCTTTCCCGGATTTTTCAATCTGTTGTGGATCTGACTTCAGCGCTTGGCGATGTGGTGAGTATTGAACAAGCCACGTCCGAAGCCAACACCGCTCTGGCTCTGGCCCTTGCCAAGCGAACCCAAGCTCAGGCGGATCTGTCCGCGGCTCAAGAACAACTGGCTGATGCGCAAATTCGCGCGGGAGAAGCTACGGCGGAAGCGAAAGTGGTGGCAGACAAAATCATAGCGGAAGCGGAAAACCTTGGGGCGCAGATTTTGTTTGAGGCCAAGGCCGAACTAGCCGCTTTGCAAAAACAAGACCTGGAAACAAAATCCGCTCTCCACAAACAATTTGCTTCCCTCAAGCAGCAAACCACTCAAGCTTCCTCAGAGCTTGCCTCGATCCAAGCTAAACTCGAACAAGCCCGAAACCAAAAAGCGGCGCTGGCCGCACAGCTTGGAGCTTGACTTATGGCTAAATCAATTGCTTCAGCTAACTTGGTTCTAAACTTCATTCTTGGCGGAGCGGCTGCCACTGCGCCCTCAGCCAGATATCTTTCTCTGCACACTGGCGACCCTGGTTCTACCGGCGCGAGTGAAGCAACCGGCTCGGGCTATTCTCGCCAAGCAGTTACGTGGAACGCGGCGGCAGCTAAAGCCGCAACCAACTCCAACGCTCTTTCTCAAACTCTTTCAGGCGCGCTTGGCCCAATCACTTTTCTTGGGGTCTGGGATGCTTCCACCGCCGGAACCTTCCTTTACGGTCTCACAGTCACTTCCGCCAAAACATACGCGAACGGAGACAGCTGGACTGTTGCCATAGGCGCGTTGACGCTGACGGAGAACTAAGATGGCAACTCAAGGAACCACTACAGTTAATTTCGGCGCATTTCCGGGAGCCACAGATACGTCTGTGGCGATCACGGGGCAAGCTGGAATCCTTGCAGGTTCTTTGGTCGAGGCATGGATATTCCCGACCGCTACGGCAGACCACACGGCAGACGAACACTGGGTCGATCCGCCAGAAGTCTACGCAGGCAACGTAGTGGCTGGAACGGGCTTCACGATTTACGCGGTGGTGAAGAAGCGGGCTGACATCGGGCCTGTGTCGGACTCCACGCGTATCAGAAACATAGACGCGCCCATGACCTACGGTCTTTGGACTGTTGGCTGGGTCTGGAATTAGGGACAAAAGATGGCAATTCAGATTCAAGGCAACGGCGGCACCACGCAGGAAGTCGATGCGACTTTCCGGGCGGCGCGTATCAGCATCCGTCCCGCAGAAGTCATTGGCTGGTATGGATTCGGCGGCTCTTCGGGTGCCATGACGGGCGTGGCTGCGGCTGGTCCGGTGTTCTCCATGAGAAACACGGGCACCAACCTTCTCATGATCCGCCGGGTTCAGGTGGGCTTCATTACCACGACGGCATTCACCACGGCGCAGG